GGAAATAGAAGTAATCAAGTCTATGAGGCTGATAAGTTTGCCTTCATCAAAGAAGTAAAAGATACAGTAGGAGGAAAACCTGCTATGCATACAGTAGATCATTTCACTCCTTCTGTATCAAAACATAGTTGGAGAGAAAAAATAGGTCTATCTTTATAAGACCGTTTAACAATTAAACTATCTATGGAGATCAAGTATGAAATCATTAAAGTTATTATTTTTAATCCTTATTACTACTATTACCATATCTGGTAATGCGAAGGCTGAATTCTTTTCAGATGTAATAGTCACAAGTCCAAATGGAATCTGGACTGATTCTCGTGCTTATGCCTCTCTCAACGCAGCAATAACTGCTGTTGGAGCAAATCAGCGGACAGTTACTATTGTCAGTCCTCAGGTAGTGACAACTTTAACAGTCCCTGCTAATGTCACTCTTAAATTTGAACGAGATGGTTCAATAACTAATTCCGGCCAGCTTACAATCAATACTTTAAATATCATAGCTGACAATCATCAGATATTTACAGGTACTGGAGATATAGATTTTGCTCAAGGTACTATTGTTAAATCATCTTGGTTTGCAGGAATTTATGAGGCTATTACATTAACTTCAGACGATATTGTTACTATGTTAATAACAAAGCAGGAGACACTTCATACATCTGTTGTAGTGGGAAATAATGTAACTCTTAAATGGGATTCTCAACTAATGCTTGGTACTGCTGCTGGAATTACAATGTCAAATATAGGTCAAGTTGAAGCTGGTCTCTATCAGATATTCTCTGGTGCCGGCAACTTCCGTTTTAGAGATGGAACAACTCTTGACTTAAGTTGGTTTGCTCATCTTCGTTCAGCTATTAACCATATAAGTATCAATCAAATTAATCTTAAATTTCAAGGTACTCATACAGTTGACTATTCAGATACTATTCCAGCTAATATCAAACTTATATCCAATAAAGGTATTTTATCTATAAGTGCTGGAATAATTCTTACTTTCTCTGGTCAACGATTACCTCTTTCTGCTTTTGATAGTCTTTATTTATTATCTATTAGATCAGCTGGTAATCTTACTCTTGATATAGATAAGAATGAGATAGTTTCTATTAACACAACTATAGGAACTGGTATATCTATAAATTCAGTAATTTCTAATATTTTAACAGTATCTACTGGAGTAGTTCTTACTATTAATGGCCCATCTAAAATAGGAATGTATCAGGTATTCAACTGTGTAGGAACTGGAAGTGTAGTATTTGGAAGTGATAGTATTAATGAGGCTTATCCTGAGTGGTGGTGGGATGGAGTTAGTGATTATGGAATATCTATTAACAATGCTCTTACCTCTACATCAAGAGTATCACTCCAGGCAGGAAAGACCTATAATATAAGTACTACTATTATAATTCCTACTGGTAAATTATTAGATATCAGCAAATCCATTATCTCTTCGACACTATTACCTGTTATACAGTTTGGAAATACTACAGATACAAGTATAACAGGAACTTTAATGGGCTATGCCGCTAATATAACAGTTACTTCGGTGGCAGCAGGTAGTGCTATAGTAAGTAGTAATAAATCTACTTCATGTGGAGCAAGGATTTATGGATTTCCAAAAATACTTGGTACAAATTCTGCTGGGAGTGTGGGAATAGATGCATCTGGTTTTTATAGGTCTTATATAGAAGTTCATGTTGATGGTTTCGCCACAGGTATCCTGTACGATTGTACTTTATCTTCCTGCTATTATAATACGTTAATGAAACCGGATATTAGGATCGATAATGCCGGTGGTGTTGGTATTAAGTTAGATGGGGGGGCTATTAATGGGTTGACGATAGTATCCCCATTTATTAACGGAGGAGCGGATGCAAGATACGGAATTTATTTGAATGGTGTGGGTAGCGTACAGATTATAGGGGGGTATGTCGAAGCGTTTAAAGCGGATGATACAGATGCACGAGGAATATATATAAACGATTCATCCGCTGTGTCTGTTTCTGGCACGACCTTTGACTCATTAAGTAGTGTCGCTAACTACGCAGTCGAAACAGCAGGAACATCAACTTCTATATCGTTTAACAGCATATCGACTGCGGGGGGTTGGGCTAGTTCGACAAAGATAATAAATCACACTGCTACCGGCAGGGTATATATGCTTGGAAATTCATACAGAAAAAATTTCATTCTTGGTAAGACAACGTATCCAGCATCAGGGGGAGTGGAAGGCACGACATACACTAATGGTTTAAATATTGAGGGGCCGGTAGACCATACAGCGAGTGTATCGTCTGCCTACGCACTAAAATTTAATAATACCGCTGCGGAAGGTAACGGCCTCTTTATTGAAACCGTTTCGACTACAGCGCACAGAGTTCCCCTAGCATTGAAACGAGCAGTTGATGGAATTATCATTGACCTCCAATCTCCAGCTGCTACTGGAAATGTCGGTATTTTTGTAGGTGCAGGTTCTCCAGAAGGTGTTTATACAGCAAAAATAGGATCGTTATATCTTAGAACCAATGGAGGAGCTGGTACATGTCTATATATAAAAGAATCAGGTAGTAATACTAATACTGGATGGGTAGCAAAGTAATTTTATAGGAGGACTAAATAAAATAGATAAAGATCTTGAAATAATTCTTTCTAAATGTGCTATTAGTACACGTATGACTGCACTTACTTTCTTTCCTGAGCGTTTCTATATGCCCTTTGCTGAAGAAGTACATGGAAAGATATTTGATCTTATTGATGGACCTAAACAGAAAGTAGCTATTGCTGCTCCTCGTGGCTATGGTAAGACCTCAATAGTCGCTCTTGCATTAATGGCTAGATGGATTCTCTTTAACCATACAGGATTTATTGTCTATATAAATAAGAGTCATGATGCAGCTTCTCTGCAGACTGAGAATCTTCGTCGTGAGTTAGTAACAAATAAAGAGATCAAAGCATTCTTCGGAAACTTTAAACAAAGAGATCCTAATAAAGCTGAGTTTGATGAAGTATTTAGTAAGAAGGCTTGGGTTGCTTATAATACGTTAGTCTGGCCAAGGGGTGCCGGTCAACAGGTTCGTGGTGTCTTATTTAAAAATGATCGTCCTGGATTAATCATCATAGATGATCTTGAAGATCCTGAACAGATTACTAATGATGATTATAGGAAGAAGCAGTATGAGTGGCTCTACGCTGATGTAGTTAAGGCTGTTCCTCGTATAGGGCCATTAGCAAAGAGTTGGAAGATTGTCTATATTGATACTTTAAAACATGAAGACTCAGTATTGCAGAAGTTAATGGATTCTAATGAATGGGCATCTATTCGACTTGAAGCTTGTAATGATGACTTTAAATCGACAGCTCCTGGATTTATCTCTGATGAGGATATTAAGAAGGAATGGGAACAGCATGTTCAGGCTGGACAGACAGATGTGTTCTTCCGCGAGCTTAGGAATCTTCCTATCTCAACAAAGGACTCAGCATTTAGAGTTGAGTATTTTCACTATTATAATATTCCCTTTGGCAATACAAAAAGAGAAGGAGATATAGAGACACTAGATGTAGATGTACAACAAAATTCAAACATTGAAACAGTAGTTATTCTTGACCCTGCAAAGACTGTCAAGATTCATTCGGCTGAGTCAGCAATAGTTGGAATAGGTATTGATTTAGCAAGTGCTAAGGTATTTATTAGAGATGTCATTTCAGAGAAAATGTATCCAGATGAAATCTACAATGCTATGTTTGGAATGGCTCAGATGCTAGGTGCAAAAGTATTAGGAGTTGAAGAAACATCTCTTAATGAGTTTATTAAGCAGCCGATCAAGAATGAAATGTTTAAGCGTGGTACATTCTATGAACTTATCTGGCTTAAAGCCAGAGGTGGAATGAAGAAAGAGCATCGAGTAAAAGAACTAGTTCCTTACTATAGAGGAGGTTATATCTATCATAATTCCTCTTGTGCTGGAATAAAGAAGCTTGAGCAGCAACTATTAATGTTTCCTCGCTCTGCCCTCTGGGACTTAATGGATGCTGAAGCTTATCTCATTGAGATGCTTGAACTTGGTGAGAGGTATTTTAGTCCAACTGATGAAATAGCAGATGATGAAGCAGAATTTAAATCTATTCAATATGAGAAGGTTATAGAAGACTGGAGGACAGCATGACAGTTTTAGAGACGGTTTTTGGCGCTATTGTTATATCTGTTGTTTCAGCAGTAATTGGTAAAGAAATAGGAGATAGAGGAAAAGTGACTATTACACTATGTTCTGAACATCAGAGAGCCTGTCAACAGTTATTATTGGAAAAGTTGGCAAACTTAGAAAAGCAGATTCAAGTATTAACTAATATAGTCAATGATAAAATACTTGGACTTTAAGATCGTTTAACAATTAAACGGACTAATTAAAATGACATTAAGACAAATCAGAGTAGGATCACTCAATAATATTCATCAGTATGATGATGGAGATTTTACTAAATCTATTGAAGTAGAAGATCCTATAAAATGTACAGCTCCTCCTGTAGCTTCTGATGATGTAGTTCGTCTTATTGATATGGGAATACTGTATCCAATTACAGTTGCAGATATAAATAATCCAACTGAGTTAGCATCTATAGTTGGTTCTAATGGTATATTAGTATTAGCTTATAAAGTAGTGGCTGCAACAGGGCTTAATGAATATACTTTATATACCTACGATGCAAGTGGACCTGCATTAAACATTCCTTATGTTGTAGATGCAGCTGGTGCTGGAGATGAAAGATGGATAGCCGTAGGTGGAAAATATAATATATTTGGGATAGTTAATACTCCTCAAATAGCTAATACAGTGCTATCAGGTCCTATAATTGGAGCTCCTGCAAATCCAACATTTAGATTATTAGTAGTAGCAGACATTCCAACACTGCCTGGAACAAAGATAGAATTGGCGGAGTTAGGTTCAGCCACTTACGATGATTTACAAGACTTTGTAAATTCATTTGGTTCAGCTGGTCGTAAAACAGGTGGAACTATATCTGATGCGACTGGAGGATTTATTGCTATTACTGCCGGAACAGGATTTATTAAAGCTACTAACGATGATAATGCTCAGTTAATGTTCTTTGATTGGCCAGCTCCTGCTAATATAGCTATACCAGCTAACTCTACTCGTTATATAGGAGTTGAATACAATGCTGGAGTTCCGAGAGTTATTGCTCGTACTACATTCAACTGGGATTTAGATACTGAATTTCCTCTTGGTAGAGTAATAAGTGAAGATATTAATGGAGCACAAGTACTTTATATATATAACTCACCTTGGTGGGTTACTGATAGTATAACCAATATATCAGAAGTAATTCGTAGTCTTGGATTAATTCGTAGAGATGAGTCTATTGGAGGATTAATTCTATCAGTTACAGGTACTCGTAATGTGGCTGTAACTTCAGGTACTATATGGAGTGGTCTTAATGAATTTAACTTTGCTGGTCTAGATACATCTATATCAGGAACATTTGAGTATTATTGGTATAAGGCTGGAACAGGCTGGCAGAGGTCAGATGAAACACAGTACTCGGTCACTCAATGGAATGATGTATCTTTAGCAGCATTACAGGCTATAGATGCTAACAAATACTGTAATATCTGGGTCTATGGTGAGTTAGATGCAACTACTCCAAAAGTAGCTTTAATATATCCTCAGGCTCAATACAATACTGCAGCGGCTGCCGAAGCAAAATCAACACCAGATAATCTTCCAACTCATATTAAAGATGTTGGGAAGCTACTTGGTAGAATAATTATTAAACAAGGAGTTGCAGCTCCAGTAGCTACTCAAACAGTTTTTACTAATACCTTTACAAGCAGTGTTGTTACAGATCATGGGAACTTATCTGGACTATCTGATGATGACCATACTCAATATGTACTTGTTGATGGTTCTAGACTTTTTACTGTTCCTGGATTGTCTAATAATGACTTACTACAGTGGGATGATCCTTCTTCTGAATGGCTCCCTAAATCTATTGCTGAGATTGTAGCTGGTCAAGATATTGCTCCTGGAACAGTAACAATAGGAACAGTTGAAGACTGGCGTTATGCCGCTTCCATAGCAGATGATGGAACTAAGTCACTTCCAACCATTAAAGCTAACTATGCAGCGATAGGAAATATAGTTATTTCATCATCTGGAGTTATTGATGAGAGTGCTGAGTTTGAAATAAACTCAACTGGAAATTGTCAGATTATTAGAGGCTCTGCTAATGTAATAGTAAATGCTGATACAGATACAAAACTATGTCTTGGAACGGCTGCTGGACAAAATCCCTTAACTATTAAGAATCGGTTAGGTGGAGTAAAGAATATAATGATAACTCTAATGTACGTTAAAGCTTAGGAGAATCAAATGCCTTATATTGTAGTAGGTGAACCATCAAGCTGGAGAGATGATAACTATAAAAAGGATCTTAATTATAAGTATCCTGATAAACTAGATCTTCGTCCAGATAGTTCTTTGCATAAGAGAATTCGCTCAAGAATCTGGGAGCGTGCGAGAGCATCTAGGAATGAAATATCTAAGCGTTTTACCTCTTGGCGTGAGATTGATAAGACTTTGACTACCTACATAGACTTATCAGAGACGAATAGAACTAAGGAAGACGAACTTAAGGCAAAGGATCCTACTAAGCCTTTGTCTATAGTATTCCCTTATTCCTATTCAATGCTTGAGGCATTGCTCACTTATTTATCCTCAGCTTTCTTTCAAGATCCTATGTTCCAATATGAGGGTGTAGAAGATGATGATACAATAGGAGCAATGTTAATGGAGTTGGTTATTAGACTTCATTGTATTAAGAATAAGGTTCCTCTAGCTGTACATACAGTCCTCCGCGACTCTTTAAGTTATGGAGTTGGAATAGGGATTCCTGAATGGAGAAGACAGTATGGAAAGAAACTTATCAAGTCATCTATAACAACAGTATCTGAATTGGGAACTGATATACAAAATACTAATCAGTTTGTTCCTGGATTATTATTTGAAGGGAATGCTCTTTCAAATATAGATCCTTACATGTGGCTTCCTGACCCATCTGTCTCAAGTGATAATATTCAGAAAGGTGAATTCATAGGTTGGGTTGATAGAACTAATTACATGAACTTGCTTAATGAAGAAGCTCAGACGGACTCAGGACTGTTTAATGTTAAGTATCTTAAGAGTAAAAATAACAAGCGTTCAACACTGGCACTTGATGAAAGTGATCGGCAGACAAGACATGGTGGTTCTTCTGATATGCATAGAACATTAACTGGAGCTGTTTCTCCAGTTGATAGAATCCATATGTATATTACACTAATTCCAAAGGAGTGGAAACTTGGGACTAGTGAACTTCCTGAGAAATGGTACTTTGAACTGGCTGGAGATGATATAGTTATAGCATGTGAAAAAGCAGACCATAATCATGGACAGTATCCTATGGCTGTAGCAAGCCCTGAGTTCGATGGATACTCAATTACACCTATTGGTCGAATAGAGGTATTATATGGTCTTCAACATACTCTTGACTTTCTCTTCAATAGTCATGTAGCTAATGTAAGAAAAGCTATCAACGATATGATTGTAGTTGATCCTTACTTAGTCAATATCAATGACTTGAAAGACCCAAAGCCTGGAAAACTCATTCGAATGAGAAGACCTGCATGGGGAAGGGGTGTGGTTAATGCTGTGCAGCAACTTCAAGTCAATGATATAACAAGAGCAAATATCTCAGACTCTGGCTACATTACTCAATGGATGGATAGAATATCTGGAGCTGATCAGTCAATGAGTGGCTCATTGAGACAATCAGGACCTGAGCGGCTGACTGGTGCTGAGTTTAGTGGAACTCGTTCTTCAGCCGTCTCACGCTTACAGCGACTTGCTCAGATCATCGGGATGCAGTTTATGCAGGATGTTGGGACACAGTTTGCTGTTCATACTCAACAATATATGACTCAGGAAGCCTACGTAAATGTAGCTGGAAGATATGCCGAACAGTTAATGAAGAACTTTACTGGCGGCAAAACGAGAGGGAGAGTGAGTCCTAATGACTTAGCTATTAACTATGATTTGATTGTAAGGGATGGTTCAATCCCTGGTGGTAACTTTAATTCCTCATGGATTGAGCTGTTTAAAACTATTGGAACAAATGAGTTATTAATGCAAGAATTCGATGTAACCAGAATCTTTACCTATATCGCTCAGCAGATGGGTGCTAAGAATGTAGAAGACTTTAAACGAAATGTAGCTAACATTCAGCCTCGAACATTGCCAGATGCAGAAGTGGCAAAGCAAGTTCAGGCTGGAAACTTTGTTCCTTCAGGAGCTGTATGATGGAAACTATTCAAATAAGAGTAACTAAAGATGCAATTGAGGAATTTAAGTCCTCTGTCCTCTGGGCTGATATAGTTGAGGAACTCAAGGCATGGAAAGAAGGATTCAATCGTGAACAGTTATCAATAGTAGATGATGCCGAAGCAAATAATCCTTCAACCGCATCAGTCTTATTACATATGGGAGATTTGAATGGGAGACAGAAGGCTGTAGATTATTTCCTCAGCCTTCCTGATGTATTCTTAGGCATACTTGAAGAAAAGAAAGAGGAGGAGAAAAAAGATGGACGCGACTAAACCTACAGATCAGGAATTAGTAAGTACTTTAGCTCTTTATATTCGTGAAGCAAGAGCAGCAATAAATGCTTTATCATCTGGGAGTGGAGTAGGAGTAACTGATCTTACTATTGCTGCTGGAGCTGTTGCATTAACAGTTGGAACTGAACTTGGTCTCTTCGGATTTGAGATTGTAATAGTTGATGCAGTTGGAGCTGTCAACATAGCTACAATCCTTGGTGGGACTCAAGGACAGACAAAGGTATTTATATTTCAAGATAATGATATTAGTATAGTTGATGGAATACAGGCAAATGGAAAGATCTATCTCAATCAGCTTCCGGCCCTATCTTCCTTTGATGCTCAGACTAATGATATCTTGGCCCTGACTAATATTGGTGGAGACGGTTCAACAGTGCAAGGATATTGGAAGGAGGTCTTCCGACAGGTTGCATTGAAATAAGACCGTTTAATTCATAAACGCACTAAATTAAGGAGGAGTGAACAATGGAAAAAGAAGGAGATTCAAAAGTCAACGTTGAAATAGAGCAAATGCTCACAGCTTTAGGCGACCCTACACCTGAGTCATCTAATGATAGTGATGGAGAGACAGATGAAGAGAAAGCTGCAAGAGAAACTGCTGAGGCTGAGAATGATAAACTCAGTGACGAGGAAAAAGAAGCAAAGAAAAAAGAAGAAGAGAAAGCTGAGACTGCTCGACTGGCGGAAGAAGAAGCTAGAAAAAATGAGACTGAAGAACAGAAGCAGGCACGTGAAGAAGCCGAGGCTGCCGCTGAGCTTGAGAAAGCTAAGGAGAAAGAAAAAGAAGCTCTAACTAAAATTGAGCAGGAAAGACAAGAAAGAGAAACAGCTGAAAAGGCTGAAGAAGATAAACGTAAGGCTGAAGAAGAGAAGAAAAAGAAAGCTGAGCAACCAGTAAGTCTTGAAGAACAAGACTTCATCGGCGATCTTGATCTGGATGATCTGGTGAGGGATAAAGCATCCTTCAACAAACTTCTCAATTCTGTCTATAGCAAAGGGGTGAACGACTCTAAGCGGATAGCTACTGAGGGTGTTCTCAATTCAATTCCTGAGATTGTCAAGCATAACTTGACTATTCTCACAACTTTGAAAGAAGCAAGTGATAAGTTCTATGACGAGAACAAAGATCTTGTTCCTTTCAAACGAGTTGTCGCGGCAGTCTTTGAAGAAATAGCATCAAAGAATCCGGACAAGAAATACTCAGAACTTATGGAGCTTACTGCGCCTGAAGCAAGGAAGCGTCTCGAGCTTCATAAGCAAGCAGCTAAAAAGGAAAAAGAGGGAGAGAAGGAAAGTGGGAAGCCTCCTCGTCTCCCTGGTGTAAAAAGTGGACAACGTCAAACTCCATCACAGAAGCCGAACACTTCTAGTCTGGAGAAAGAAATTGAACAAATGAATTCAACACTGAGGAGGTAATAAAGTTATGGCTCTTGAAGATCGTGGTGCTCAACATGATAAAGAAGTGGTAGACAAATTCATTGACCCTACTGGGTCGGTGGCTATGACTACTTCAGACTATGTAATTCGTCCCAGTGCAATGACTGCTCCGATGGTTATTGTTCTGCCGCCTGTAGCTGAAGCCAAGGGACGATTCTACTCAATCGTCGTCAGACATGCCAGTGTGGCCAACTCAATCACAATCACTCACAAAGATGATTCTGAGTGCTGGATTGATATTGTGCTGACGAGTAAGTGTGATCGACTGCTCATGTACAGTGATGGCCTTTTCTGGCATCCACTGGCGGCAATTACTTCGACGTTCCCTGAAGGCTACGACTACGACTACACGAAACAGTAGTCATCGATTCGGAGACCGTTTAACAATTCAATAGACTTGGTTTTACTTAACTTGTGGAGGTGGAAAATGTTTCTTGGTATGAGAGGTACGGGCGACTGGGTAAGTGGTCAGCGGCCTATGAACTGGAGGGAACAGATCATGTATCTGTATCCGAATGGAAGTGCTCCCTTAACTGCTATCCTTTCAATGATGGGATCTGAGGCGGTAGACGATCCTCAATATCATTGGTGGACTCAGGAACAGTCTGCAGTCGGCGGTGCAGTGTCTGGAGTATTTACTCTGCCTGATTTATCTGCCGCTTATGTAAATGGTGGAATAGCTGGTGATGTTCTTTATGTTCGCATCACTACGACACTTGCTAACAGAATTAGAGAAGGCCATCAGATTCTTCTGCGTGACGCTTCTGATTACAGAGTCGATGTTGTCGGTAAGATAACTGGAGTCGTTCGTGGGACTTTGGTCTCGGTACTTGCAGTAAAACTTCTTGAGGATGATGATAATTCTCCTGATGCAGATC